AGTAGCACCCGTAGGTCCAGTTGCACCAGCATTGCCAGGAGTTCCTTGAGGACCAGCATTATTTGAAAAAGTTACAGATACTTGTGGGGTAATAGATTCAACAACAATTATTGTTTCACTCATACTGTTACTCCTGGAGTTACTACAAATTTTCCTTCAAGAACTCTAGTAATTGTTCCAACAGAGTTAAGAATCAAATCGTATGTGTGGCGTGTTGCGGAAAATCCTGCAGTAACTGATGCTGGAATGGTTACTGTTATTCTACCATTTAGCGCATCAAATACCATATAGCCATTGCTAGTTGAAGCAACAACTGTTGTAGTTGATGCACCAGTAAATGGTCGAACTGTCATGGTCCCAGTATAGTTAGTTAGATTATATGGAGTGCTGTCATTGTTAATGACAAACTGAAAGTTAAAGGTAGTACCTTGTTCACAGACTAAGTTATATTTAGCACTCATTACATATTGACCCTTCTAAGGGCTTCTGCTGGACCAAGACCAATAGTGCCAGCAATTGCATTACAGGCTCCTTGCAAGTCTTTCCATTGCGAGATAGGTAAGTTGGCATAGATATTGCAAGCACCAGTGGCAGCAAGACCTGTAGTTCCAGCAAGTTTATTTGCTGCACCTTCATCATCTAGCCATTGTGTTTTTGGAGGAAGTGTGCCGCCAAATGCAAGACGATTAAGTTCTTCAATTAGTGTACTACCTGCTCTACCGTATGCCATTGCTGACCTCTCTACTTCATATAATTTGGAGTAATCAATTTACTCTTGGGCTTTTTAGGTTCTTCTTGAGCACCCATAAAAGCATTATAATAATTAACATCAAACGAGAATCGTTTCATATGTGGTACTACTGCACCTGTATGTGCAAATAGTGGAACATCCGCTTTGTCACATAATGCAAAAAAGTAGATATCTTCACCTAAGAAATTCTTGCCATGTCCAATATCTGAGAACAATGGTCCCTCTGGAACAACTGCTCTAATTCTATCTATAACGCTTCTGTGCATTAGGACATATCCCATGCCTGCCGCGCCTACCTGCATTAGTTTATTCTTTGGCATTGGATGAATACGTTTAACACCAATTTGATTTTCATTAACTACAAAGTCAAACAATGTTGGCATTGGTGTCATAAGAGTTTCCTCAGGTTGGTCAGTTGTAAAGTAAACACCTGTCAACATTGGACGCTCTTGAACATCTTTATTATCCCAAAGCAACTTAAAAGTATCTACGCTGATTACAACATCCGAGTCTACCCAAAGTAGCCAGTCAGTTTTGTTGGTATCATACCAGTAGTTAATTACTTTGTCGCGTTGCCTTGCTATTTGATTGCCTTGACTACGCAAAGTTGTTGCAACTTCAACTCCAGAATGGAGCATCACATCTGTGACACCTTGCATAAACTTGCCATCAACCATACCATTATCGCACCACGCAATTGCTAATTTGTCAGTCATTGTCCCCACCTTAATTACATGTTGTTTGAGTTATACGTTTTATCTTGTGCTACAGTTGGAGGCTTCATATAAGCCTTACTTGGTGCTGGTTTTGATTTGTGAATTGGTGTTGCTGATTTTTTGTCAGTTGCAACCTTGCGAGTAGCAAGTCCTGTAATTGTTACTTTTGACATTTTTTCTCCGTTAGTTTAGTTATTTTTTCTTATTACGAGCAGATATTGCTGCTGCTTTTTTCTTAGCATCAGCCTTTGAACTAGCACCCCAGGCATTCAACGATAATAACAATCTCGTTGGTTCTCCATTAGGTTTGCGTTCTGGTCCTGGAGCCCCACCCATACGTGCTAGGAAAGATGCTCTGCGAGGATTGTCCCCAGATTTGACTGGAGGCTTGAGAGTTCCTTTTTTATAGGATGCTCGGCCTTTTGCGTTAAGCCCACCATGAGGGTTCTTGCCCTCTTTGCGTGTCCATGCCTCTGTCATTGTCTTACTTTACTACTCTTGTATCAGGCTGAGTTGGCAATCCGACAGGCTGAGTTCCTCCGCGTGTAAGCGGTGGTGTCATAATTTTTGGCAATGGATTCAGTTTGCTAGTTGGCTTATGCTGTCCTTTGACATTTGAATAATCTTTTGCTTTTGTACGTGTTTTCATTATTTTGCCTTTTTCTTAACTACGCCTGAAACTTTCTTTAGATTAGGATTGGCTTTGATAGCAGCCTTTCCTGCTTTGCGAGCACCTGCTGCTAGGATTGCTCCTGCGCGTTCTTTTGAGATGCCTTGTTTTTTAGCGATACCAGCAGCAACTTTTTCAAATCCTGGATGTGCTTTTTTCATTTCTTTTTAACTCCTGCTGTTGTACGAATTGAAGGCAAATATAATCCTGGATATTTTTTATCAAGTGCTTTAACTGCTGCAGCATTTGCTGCTGCCACACCCTTAGGTGAAACTTGCTGTTGAAGAGCAGCCACTGCCGCTGCGCCAGTTAGTGGCTTAGGAGTAGCAGCCATATTACTTCTTCTTTCCCATTTTCTTAACTACAGCCTTCTTGGCAGAAGCCTTCTTTACAACATCTTTAATACCCATCTTCTTTTCCATTGCAGCCATCTTTGGGCCTTCGCCTTTTTCGTGCTTCTTCATTGCTGACTTTGATGCGTACATTTCCATTTTAGCCATTATATTTGTCCAATCTCTTTCATTATTTCTACGGATTTGGGAGTTATATCTTTTGTCTTAGGCATTGAGTCACCATCGTATGCTTGACCTAATGTTTCTGACGCTTTATGTGCTGCTTCTATATCTTTCATCCTTGTACCTGATGGTTGTATTCCCTGAGACCTAGCATCTCTATATGCTTGGAGTTCAGAGTTCCATTTTTTATCAGGAATATCTCTTGTTGCATCTCCTGTATTTAGTTCAAGTGTTTGAACTTTACAACCAAAGCAACCTTCTACGTAAGTTGAATGCACTTGCTTTTTGTGTAAACTCATTTTGTCCCTACTCTGCTGTAAAGTTTGCTTCCGTTACGTCTATATCTGCAGCAATTAATGCTGCTTTAGTCACTTCACTAACTCCAGGTGTAACATACCCACCACGATAAACTTCATCATAACTGTTTAAATCTTGGTCAACCGAATATCTAACTTGTGAATAGACTCCACCAGATTTAACAATAGTTATGCCCTTGCGCAACTTTGCGAAATAGAACAAACGGTGTTTTCCTGATGGTCCTTCCAACACATATGGTGTTGTGAACTTATAAGTTGCCATTGTTCTCCTTAATGAACTTACTCTATGGCAGAGAGTTTTATCCCTCTGCCACAGCGTTAATCAATTATGAAGCGATTGATGAACCTGATTCAATGCGGTATAGTGCTTCTTCACGGTAGCGAGCAAAGCCTAGTACGCCGTACCAACCCATTGGGCGGTGACGCATTAACTTGTCAACTACTGGTCCGATGACTACGTGTGGTTCTTCAGCAACGGCTTCTGCCATTGCTTGTTGTCCTGCAAGAATTGTGCGATACACCTTTGCAGATGAAGCGCCATCTGTTGTATTGTACAGACGTGGTGACTCTACGAAGTATGCACCTTCGTATGTACCAATTTCGCCTGCCCAAATACGGTCTTGTGCAGAACCGTATTGGTTTGGTAGCAACCAACCTGATGAACCTGTCTCAGCACGAAGGTCGTGTGAAACTTCTGGGTGGATACCAGCCCAGTATAGTGAGCCCTTACGAGCAATTGTCTTACCAGCACGTAACTTAGCAACAGCCTTACGGATGTTTGCAGAAGATAGTGTTGCAGCAGCAGTAACTGTTGCTGTTGATGTAGCGGTCGCACCTGAATAGATTACGTTTGTTCCGCCACGAAGTGTGGTCATTGCAACAGAGTCGATAGAATCGGCAAGGTTGAATGCGATGATGTTAGCAATTGCTGGGTCTACATCAGCAAGGCTGAAGAGTTCCAACGCACGTGTTACAAGAACAGAGTTACCATACTCGTTAAGAGTAATGGTTACAGATGTTGGTGTAGACATTGACACTGCATCTGGGTCAACTGCTTCTGATAGTGCTGAAGTTGCTGGCGAAAGGTCAACGTACTTCTGTAGAACTACAGTTGAACCTGGGATTGATTGGTTAGTTGGGCGCTTGTCTGCGACAGAACGAATAAGTGGTTCTGAACGGAGAGCAAACTCCAGAAGACGGTCATACGCCTTCTGTACTAAACCTGCTGAACCAAGAGTACCGCCTAAAGAAGCGGAGTCTGTGGATACGTAGGCATTAGCCATGTTGTCACCTCCAAGTGACTAGATACTATGAATGAGTTATTGTTGTGAACGGAGGATAGACAAGATTTCTTCTGCGGATTCCGCAGCACCCAATCGTTGTTCTAAGTTCTCTGCTCGGTCAGGTGTGATAGCACCTTGAGTAATCGCATCCTGCTGGCGTAGTGCTGCACGGTCTACGTTACTTTGCGGTGTTTCCTGAGTACTCAATCCAAACAAGTCTCCATTATCTTCAAGCCAATTATTAACTGACTCTTCGTTAACTTCGTCTAAATCTTTTAGAATTAGTCGTACTGCTTTAGGATTCACACCTTTTTGTTCTAGGACATTCTTGACTGTACGCTCACGCTGCTCTTTGGAAAATCCCTCAAGTTGCTCAGTGAGTTCTTTGATACGTTTTTCATCTGCACGCTTAGCCTTACGCAACTTCTTTAAGAGGTCACTTCCGCTTTCGTTACCAGTAATGGTTTCGGTATCTAGGTCGTCTTCGTCTTCATCCCAGTAGTTGTTGCTCATAGCAACTGTCCACCCTTCTATTCGTTTTAGTCGCAAGCCACAGATTCTATTCGGGGGAATAGGCTGGCTCTTGCTATCGGTCTAATACTCTGACGGGGCCGATAGGTCCGTTCAGGATTCTATTTTAAAATAAGCCTTCGGCTCTGTTTTTTGATAAAAGTCTTCCAGAAGAACTACTAAATCTATTGATTTCTTCTTCTTTAATCTTTCTAATTTTTTCTTTTGCTGCGGCATTTGATTTGAATGTAGAATCAATTGCTTCATTCTGAGTAAAGTTAGTACCACTAATTTTGGCTAGTTCCCCAGCGCGTTGCAGTCCTTTAACTTCAGCAAACCCTGTAAGTGCTTGGCTATATCCATAACCCATAGCGGCAATATCAGATGCTTGAGTTAAATCAGTTGTGACACCTTGTGTCTGGGCAGCAGATAAAACTGATATACCAGCAATTTTCTTTTCAAGTGCTTTAGCGCCTTCTGGACCCATTAACATAGCCTTGGCCAAATCAATACGGCTAGCAGCAGGATAATATTCTTGCAGTGTCTTTTTAAGTGCATCTGGCGCGTTATCAATAGTGGTAAATGCAGTGCTAATTAAATCACTTACTTCAGATACTGACTTGCCTAAACCAATAACATTACCAAGGAATTCTTGATTTGCTAGGTCACCAAGACCAGCAGTCTTCAGAACGTCACCCATCTTAGATTCTGCAGCAAAAAATTCAGCAATGGTTGGAACTTGGATTGCTTCTCCTGCGCGTAACTTAGCATCAAGTGCAAAGATACCAGCAAAACGTTTAGTAAATTCTGGGATAGCATTATTGTTATATGCTTCATGAATTGCTAAGTTTAATGCTTCATCTTGGGTAGAACCAGTCTTATAAAAACCAGAAACTAAATCATATAGTTTAGCAACATAAGGTTGATTTGCTTCTTTAGCACCAAAAGTAAGTGCTAAAGTATTCTTAAATGTATCTATAGCAAGCGTACGCTCTGGGGTAGTAACAGTCGTTCCTGTTGAACCAGGAACAATGGTAGTCTTAAACCATCCATTGTTATCATCCCATGAGTAACCATCACCAGTAGGCTTAGGTGGGCGGTCCCACATTTTTGTTGTAGCGTTCCACACATAGGCTTCGCCAGGTCTTTTAGGTATCATAGTATCACTAGCGGCACCTGTGGGGCCTGTGGCTCCAGTACCGCCAGTAGCGCCAGTACCGCCAGTGTTGCCAGCAAAACCTGTAACACCCGTACCGCCTGTAGTACCCGTGGCTAATCCTATAGCGCCAGTCTCACCTGTAGCGCCAGTCTCACCTTTTGTTGCATCATCTAATGCTTTCTGTGCTGCAACAGCAGCGGCTTGGTCGCGCCTAGCATCTGGACCATTGCCTGGATTAGCAGCAGCAGCAGCGGCTGCAGTCTTAGCCTTAACTTCTGCTTCGGCAACTGCAACTCTTGCTGCATTTTGTGAGTCAGTAAATCCACCAGCACCTGTGGCACCTGTAGCCATAACTGCAGCCAATGCTGCTGCAGCGGATGCTGCATCTGGACCTTGACCAGCATTGGGAAATGCTTCAGGATTATTTGGCTTAGTGGTAGTTGTTGGAATTTCAACACTTTTTGCTGCTGCTTGCGCTTCTAATGCTGCTGCCGCTTTAGTTTTTTCATCAAGCACTGGTGCAACTACAGTAGGAATTTGGGCTTTGACAAAATCTGGAAGACTGAATCCAGCACCATCATTTACAATAGTTTTAGTAGTAGCAATACTTGCATCTGTTGTAATTTTAGCAATAACTTTAGGGTCTTCAATTGTCATTCCAGATGGAGATGCTTTAACATCAGGGTCTGTAACAATTGCTTTAGTTATTGATGGAACAAATGCTTGCTGTATAATAACTGGCGGAACATTTGGTGCCATGATTGGGGCAATAGAAGCAACAACTTCTTGTACAGTTGCCTTTACTTCTTTGGGAGTTGGGGCAACATCAGTTGGTGAGTTTATTACAGCAGGGGAGGCGACAGTTACCTGCGCAACAATGCCAGTAAGGGCACCAAGTTCTGCTAATATATCATCCCAGTTAAAGTTGATAAAACCAAAATCAGTATCAAACGGTGAGCCAGTAGCCATTATACTCCAAATCCAAACGCTCTAGCCATAGATGTTGCTGAGCCACGCGCTAATTCATTAGCCTTAGTTGTGGTCTGCCACTTTGGACTGTTCTGTGCTTTACGTAATAATTCTGTGTATGTAGCAGGAGGTTGCTTACCATCGGCTCCACCTGGGCGAAGATACTCAGCCACGATAGGTTCATCAAAACCAATAGTAGTTGGGTCAACTTCCCATTCCTTAGCAAGCATATTAATAATAGGAGAAGCAATATCATATGTTGTCAGGTCTGGATGATTAGCAAATCGTTCCGCCAATTGTGGGTATTCTTTAATGGCAGTTTTATTTAATGTTACTTTGTAATCAGCCAATGACATCGTGCCCATAGCAATTGCTTTAGCAGCAGTCTGTAATTCCTTATCGGTAACACCTAGCAAATTATAGTTCTTTGCTAGTGTACGTACCTCTTCAAGCGTTGTTATTGCTTTAGGACCAAGAGTCTTTGCATCAGCAAAATTAGTCTTAGACCAAATAAAGTCTTTAGCAAATACTTCTGGCTTAAAGTAGTTTAAGTAAGTTGTGGTTAACAGGTTACTTACAGTTTTAACTAAGTCTTCAGGCTTGGCACCAACTTTAGTATTGCTTGTTGCCGCTTGGACAACCTCATCTAGTTGCGCTGCTGATTTCTTATCAAATTCAGCGATAAAACTAGCAACATCAGCATCTGTAAACTTAAGTGGAGAACCATTAGCCTGTGCTGTCTGTTCCATTAAGGAACGAGCAGCAGCGGGAGTTAACTTAACTATATTTTTAGAAACAGCAGTATTAGCAGAAGATGTATCGGTTTTGGTTCCAAGACCTAACTGGGCTAAAAGTTTAGCAGTATCGTCTGCATCTTTTGCCTTTTGAGCCTCCAGTTTGAGGCGGGCTTCTTTTTCTGCTGCTGTCTCTGCCATTATTTAATCCCTATTTTAGTTATTTTCATGGTGTCTTTAGTAAAGTACCTAGTAATAATTTCTTGTAATGCAGGGTCCCATTGTGAAATATTTTCTGCTAATTTTTGATTATATAAATCTTTAAGTTTAGTCTTACGAGTATCACCATTAGATAATGCTTGATATACCGAAGTATAAACATTGCGAACATGAAGGAATGCTGTTACATCTTGCCATAATTTGCTATCACCATGTGCTGCCATGAACTTAACGTTATTAGTAATTTCACCTAAACCTTGAGCATACATGAAAGAATTATCAGGAGCCTTTGGGTCATTAAAACGTTTGAACCATTCAGGACTTTGCTTGGCTAAAACTTCCTTAGCATAGCGTTCTAATTCAATATCTAAACCTGCAGCAGCAAGTGTTCGCTTACCTTGTGACAAAGCAAGACTTTGCAATTTATCACGCTTATCATTGTAATTAGTCCAAGCACGGTTAATCTGGCGTTCAGTATCTTCTTGTTCTGGACTTAACTTGATATCATTAAGAAGTACATTGCCAGGTAACTTAGTCTTAGGGTCATTAAGGATACGATAGATACTAAGGTTAAACTCTTCTTTTTTGACTGGAACATCTAATGTGAGTAAAGATACTAACTTAGGGTCATAGTTTGCAAGGCTAGCAACTAAATCGTTATTGTCTTTCATTATTCGTTTATAGTTTTCTAACTGTGCTGGAATATAAGCCTTTTGGGCTACACCCTTATACGTTATATGGTCTAGTTGAAAATCTGCACCTAAAACAGAAAGCATCTCAAACCCAGCAAGAGCCTTAGCATCTACACGGTTATTACCTTTTGAAAGATACTTCTCGGTTAATATGGCATAGTAGTCATCATATAACTTCATTGGGTCAGTATCGACTTTAATAGGTACACCAAGAGGTGAGGCGAATGTCCATTGAGCCTTTACGAGATAGAGTTTACGTGCATTTTCGCGTACTACATCCATGCCTGGGAACTTCTGGATACCCATCTCATCTAGAACTTGATAATAGTTCATTATAGATTTAACAGAGTTAAGAAAATCTGAACGAGATTCATCTCCATTGACATATGCCATAGCAGCACTTGCCCAACCTGGAACTAATGCTGAACCTAATGAACTCTGTGGCCCATATGGAAAGATGATATCATAGTTAGAACCTAATGCTTGTTTAATAGTTTTTTCAGACTCTGGTTTCCAACGCATTAAAGCACTTGTTGGAGCAGCCATAAAAAATGAAGGACCTGGCATATTAACTAAGAAACCAATTGAACGAGCACTTAGACGCACGCCTTTACCACCAAATAAACCAAGTTCTTTGCTTAATGGCATAATAATATGCGTAGCATCTTTAGGGTCTGTTACTGGATTACCATACTGGTCAATGCCAAATGTAGTAAACATTGAGTTATATGAATTAAGGAATCCAATAGTACGAGTAGGATTCTGAATAGCAAAACGACCATAACGATAGAAAGCATTTAGCGATGCAGATGGGAATGCTGTTACTGTACGCATAGCGTATGCGGCACGATTTTGACGACGAATGGTATAGAATGTCTTTTCAGTTTCTTTAACTGCTTCGGCAGTAGCAGACTGACGTAATGCATTTATACGTTCAGTAGTCATCTCAACGCCTTGTTCAGCAAGAACATTGGCTTTCTTGGCTAAAGTATCTAAGAATACTTTGTCAGCAAATGCCCAACGAATTGGATTTTCTGGTTTAGCCAAGGCATTAAATGTTTTGCGAGCAACCCAAGACATTGCTTTATCTATGCGCGCTAAATCTTTAACGCCATGAAAACCTTCATGTGCAGCATTATAGTTAAAATCAGTTGGATGGATAGCCGTAAGTTTATCTAAATCACGTGCTAGAATAGTCTGTAGTTGGACTGATGTTACATCTCCTGCTAGAACTGCTGCCTTAGCAGCACTTCCTGGTAGATATCGGTCCACAAAAGATAAGCGACTACGGATAAAGTCAGGAACATTACCAATAGTATGTCCACCGAATTGCTCCATATAGGCAATACCAGTAGGACTCTGGCCCCATTTAACTAAGTCTTTAAACTCTACACCATTAAGAATTTGAGTAACTAATGGGTCTCCACGCATGGTTCGGTTAGCAACATAGGCTAATTCTTCAAAGTAAATTGGACTATTTACATCAGTAATAGTACTTGGTGTTTTGCGCATAAGAACGTTTTGGCGAGTTCTAACTGCCATTTCATTTAGATATGTAGTTGCTATAGTCTGTGAGTTAGCAAGTTCTTCACGCATTGCTGCGCCGTATTGATTATCATCAAATAATGAATCAAGTTTAGTATACTTGCCATTAATTATACGATAGTTTGATTCTTTACCATAGTAACGCTTCTTATATTCAGCACTTTTGCCAAGAACCTGTGCTTCTTTGTAACGTGCCTCACCTAAACTCTTTAATGCATCATCAATTACTGCATATTGTTTAGTAATCTCAGCATTCTTTTTAATTAATTCTGAGGCGTTAGGAATAAGCGTATGAGTTTCTGCCTTAGCAGCACCTAGTGCAGCACGAGCGTTAGCAATATCATTACCAAATCTACCAGATACTCCAGTGATATTTTCTAAATAATTGATACGTTGTTCTAGATTGGCAAATGTTGGCACCTGTGGTACCTTACCAAATGGTTTTGCTGCTGATTGCAGGTCTAATTCAATAGAGTCTACTAATGCTTGTGCTTCTTTCATAGCCTTGATGACCTTAGGGCCATTTGAGGCTACTGCAGCAGGTGATACATTAGATGTTTTATAAAAAGCATCTGCTTCTGCATTTAAAGTATTAAGATTATTAACCGCAACATCAAGTTGAGTCGATAAATCATCTACTACCTTATAAATTGATTTTAATTCTGGTGCATTATGTATTCTAGAAGCAGCACCCAGCACACGATTACGGTTATTCTTAATACCATTTTTAGTAGCAGTTGGAATAGAATCTAGGATATAACCTAAACCATGAGCAAGAAATGCACTAAGTGCAGGTTCAGCAAGTGATTGCTTAGGAATATATGAAGGACGAGCCAATACATCGAATGTCCAATAACGGTTAATAGTTTCAAATACTGCTTTAGAAGCATCTGCTGCTGTGGTGCCTGAACGTTTTAATACATTAGATTCAGCAGCCTTCATAATTTCTTTTTCAATAACATTCCAAGGGGCAAGACGATGCGATTCGACAAGTTGACGCTGTGTCTGAGGGTCTGTTATTGTACGGCGACCTTGGGCATCAATACCCATTCCCTTTTCAGAGAAAGCAGCATGGCTATTACTAATCTTAGCACGTAATTGTTTGGTAAATTCCATAACTGCTACATCATCAAAGAAACCATTGGTATAAGCAAGATGTAAACCTAGGTTATCATCTAATGATTCTAGTACTTGCTTACGTTCAATATCTGTTGCAGCACGTAAGAAATTAGTTTTGACTGCATTACGATAATCAGATGCCTTCATAGTAGTGCCTTTAGCATCTATCTTAACCAAGTTATTGCCATCTTTAAACATATGCATATCATCAAACATAGCATCAAGTTCGACAATACCATCAAGTGGACGAGCACCAGAGAAAGTTACAAAACCAAGTGGCTTATATGAACCAGTAAAACCAATTACACGTGTTACTAGGCGATTGCCTAAAATACGCTCTTCGAATCCACCAATATCAGTAAAATCTCTAGATACAGATGCTGCACGAGCACGACTAATGCGTTTACCAATATTAGCAATCTTTTCAGCACCAATTGCTGGTTCCGCTGGGAAATAATCACGACCACCAACACGTGGTGACTTATTCATTGGGTTCATTACGGTTTCATAATACTTCTTATGTTCTGGAAGTTTAATTCCATCATCATACATAGCATTGATACGGTCTAGGTTAGCACCTTCTGGATGGTATGCTCCACCAGCATCTACTGCTCTATTTCTAAAAGTAGATTGTACATCAGCAATATCACCTAGTGAAGCAGGTGCATGAGTTACTAAACGTTGAATTGCTCCAAGGTCACCCTTATCAGCAAGAATTAAATCTTTAACTATATTTACATCTGTAGTATCAAGAATAGTGTCAATCATTCTTGGGTTAATAGTATAAGGGTCAAGAATATTCATTACTTCATCAACACTCTTGCTTTCGGCAAGGCGTTTTACATCATTAGCAGCATTGGTAAATTTACCAGTTGTACCACCACTATTAAAGTAATCTAAACCAGTGTTAACATCTTCTGCATAGGCAGCAAGAGATTTGCCAGTTGTAGTAAGACCAGCAAGTTTTCCAACACCTTTTATAACTGTGCCAACTCCACCACCTGCTGCTGTAATTGCAGCATTGCTTAGGATAAAGTCACCAGCACCTGTGTAGATTTTACCTACAATATTATCAGAAAAATTCTTCTTGATATCCTGGTCATCCCAAAGATTAATCTTTGAGGTATCAATATTACCCTCAGCATAGATAGCATTCTGAATTGTTGGTAATACTGGAACCATTTGGAATAGTTCAGATTTTGAAAGAGCCTGCATTGTACTAACATCTTCGCTGCGATTATAAGCAGCCTTAATGTCATTTAATTGAAAACCTTTTTCATACTTACCTGGTTGATATAAAGGTGAAGTTGGGTCAGTAAGTAAAGCAAGAGTTGACATTGGTCGTGTAACAGCATGAGAAATAATTGGATTAACTACTTCATTTGCAACTTTAAGAACTAAGTCACCACTAGCAGCACTCTTGTTTGCAGAGTACTGAATGTTTTTAGAAATTTCTTGTGCTACAATATCATTTAATCCTTGAGCACTGGCAATCTTTGGTACAGCCATCTGTACACCTGCTTGTACAATTGGAGCAGCAACAGCAGCAGATGGACTTGTTAATGTATCGGGACCAATACCAAAGTTTGCTGGAATTGATGTTACACCCTTAACTGCTAACTCTGCACCCCTTTCAACTACATGAGCAACAGGCTTGGCAATATGGTCTAGAAATTGATTCCATAATGACATATTACCCCCTTTGCGTTCCGCTTACGTAGTTGTGACCGTCATTACCAATTGGTAATTGACCTGTAATAGCATTAATAAAAGCATCTCTATCTTGAGTTGAATCCCAAGGAACCATAGCAAGTTTAATTGCTATAGCAGCATTTTCATAGCCTAATGAATTTGCAAATGTATCAATATGGTCGTAAAGGCTACCGACCCGCCACTTATCCAACTATCTCACTCGCAAGATAACTAATGAAACGCTTGTATGAATCTGGGGCATCTTGTAGTTGCGATGCGCGAGTCATAGCAGGAAAATACTTTTTAATAATATCAATGTTATCTGTAGCGCGTGTATCTGCGCCAATATTCTTTGGAAGCACTTCTGAGCCAGGACCAGGGCCCATATCAACGCCAGCAGTAATTGGTTCCTGTGGACGTGTGGTTGGGTCTAGTAATGTACCCATAGGGGCTGCAGGAGGCCGTGCTGGGCCTGCTGACATAGGAGCACTCTGTTGCTGTTGCATTAGTGCTTGTCCTTGTCCATAAGGCATTCCCGCAATATAACGATTTGGTTGACCATCTTTAGAGCCTGCTCCACCCGTGGCAGAAATACCCATGTTATTCTGTGGTGCAGTTGGGCGCATGCCGCCACTATTCTGATTACCAGCCATGTTTACTCCTACTTAGAATATTGAACTTCTACTTGAAATGGACCTTCTGAAAAAATACTTAATTTAGCAGCAATCTCTACTGCTCTTACTGCTTCTGCTCCTGCATGTAAAGCACCTAGTGCTATTTGAGCACCTGAGCCTATACCATAGAAACCATCAGCATTACGCATTACTGATAAGTCATCACCAATATCAAATAACTCACCATTAACCGCCATTAAAAATTGAAAGCGAGAACTAGAATCTTTTTCTTGCACTTCATCAAAGTTGTAACCATTAGCCTTTAAGCATTCACGAAGTGAAGGCATAGCCTTTGTAATCATAAAATGATAAACATCTTTTTTATCTTTAACAGTTAATACTGGTGGTTCCCAGATATGTTGTGCTATATCGCAAGGAGCAACCTCGCCAGCGCCTCCGATAAGGAATGCGCCACGTTTATTAATCTTGGTCATCTGTGGATGATTCCACGTACGACCACTATCATCACTAACTAGGCTGTCCGCAACTAGGGTGCAACCGTTTTCACTTTGTACACCAATTATAGTTGTCATTGTCCCCTACTTAGTTAGTTAACCTTTGGTTACTACTCTTGCGTTTTCTTTTCCTGATGAAGATAGACTAGAAAGAATTGATTGAATATCTGGTGGTGGTCCTTGCGGTGGTAAGTTTACCGAAGAAGGAGCGCCTCCCGCTGGCGTACCCTCTGGAGCAGGGGACGGTTGCTCAACAGGTGAAGCGGGTGCACCAGCAGGAGGAACTTGTTGCTGTGGTGCAAAGGTTGCTTCAATAGCATCCTCTAACGCTTGACCCTTTTGACGGGCTTTAATTACCTCAGCAATTTTGCGTACTACTTCCGAGGCATCTTGTCCTTGTGTTGCCATTTGTGGAATAGCCTGTGTATAGGCTGTGAGTGCTCCTAATAAAGCAGAGCGCATATCTTCAATTTCAATCTTCTCAAGTTCTTGAGTAACATTGACAGTAAATGGAAGTTCTCTCATCGCCATGTCCTTGGAGATAAGTTTGCCACCTAGTGCTTGTAGCATGAAAATAAGACCTTGTGCGGGATTAAGACCTGCAAGCATACCATAACGGACATCTGCTGAGTAATCAGATTTGATATCTTTAGATGGTTTGTAGGTAATCTCGTATGGAGAACCAGAATCAACACCACGAATGGTTTTTTCTTCTGGATAAATCATCTCATCTGTTTCAAAGCAAATGCTAATTACATCGCGTAGCGCAGCAGCAAAAATTGCTTGAGCAGATTTGACTTGGGTATCGAACGCACCCATAAGCGCCTGCACACCCTGACCAGTAACAATAGAAGCATTGATGTTTCCAGTACGGCCCTCAGGGTAACGAGCACCAACTCTAAGTTCTTCATTTAGAAGTTGTGATTCAGTGAATGCGCCTTGTGGAATTGTAAGTTCTACGCGACGTACACCTGCTGGATTTGAGGTACGGATAACCGCATCTCCACCCAGTTGCAACTCTTGAACATCTTGTGGTAGTACAATAGGAGCCTGTACAGATTTCTCTGCGGCTTCCATTGCAAGCAACGCAAAGCGATTGCGTAGGAGTTGGATACCTAGGATGTCATCAAATTGGCCGCGCAGTTCACCATCAATAGATGGCTTACGTGCTACAACAACCATCATCTTACCGATTGGGTTAGCAGCCTTTGATAGTACTAGGTTATCTTTAGATGGAATAAAAATAAGTGATTGGTCTTTATCATAGTAACGAATCATTTCAACCTGGTGATTGAGGTCTTGCTTGTAGCCGTAGCCACCAAGCAACTCTCGTTCATACTCAGGGAACTGAGAAACCAATTCGCCTAGACTCATCATATATCTTTTAGCAAATGCAACACAGCGCCCATAGCGGTCGAATTCTGGGTAAGCACCCAGTGGGTTTTCTATGCGGATACGAGGCAGTTTACTTTCTTCGTCTAATTCAATAATGAAAGGGACGAAACCATATGTTATATACCAGTCCGCTCCCGAGTACATATGTACCGCAAGGTCAGAATGGGAAAAATAATTAGAAGCAATACGCGTACGCTTGTCGGCGAAAGTGCGAGCACGGTCACTAACTTGATTCGCTGCCGAGCAGTTGACGGCTGGTAATGGTGCCATAACTTCGGATAAGTCGCGGGCAACAATGTCAATAAAATTTGCCACGACATTGGCATTTACTCCATCTGGAAAAAAGTCAGGATATACTTCAGCAATCTTACCCTTACGGACAGCAAGGACGTCAAGGTTACGAGCGTCGCGGTCAGCGTTACGATAGCGCAGCGATTGAACGCGGGCTACCACCTGCTCCATTGTTAATGCCATTGTTGTCCTAACAGTTAAAGGGAAAAGTTAATTACTTGCTGCCAGCGCGTTTAGAAATTGACATACCATTTTTAGTTACTGCATTTGCTCGCGCTGCAGTTATTCCAGTTTCACGATAAGTAGGTTGAACTTCTGGATTTTTAATTCCAGCGGCAACTCGAGTAGGAACCTTACTAATCTTTTGTGTATCTTTATAATTGGTTGCTTTATCTGAAGCACCTGTTGCTGTGCCAGTAATCTTAATTGGCTTTGGTGAAGTTGCCATTATATTCTCCTATGAGTAGTATTCATTCCATTGGTCAGCAAAGGCCTCATCCAATTGGATTGAACCGCGCTGTGCTTTTTGTGCTCGAGTTGCCCAGCGGTTAGGAGCATACTGCCCTACTCTGCTAGACTGTTGCATCATTTCTCTTACGCGAATAATCGCAAACCAAAGAGCCATGACGCAGTCGGTTGGATTCTTAGTATCTGGCTTCCAGGTAATTAGTTCCTGTACCAAAGTCTTCAAACCCTCAGAACCTTCATTAGAAGGTAATTCAATAATGTTGTTATCCTGGAATCTACCATCTCGCAGAGTTCCAAAAAGGCTAGCCATAGATGCTACACCAAATGAGGTGTCCCACTTATTTTTGCCAGTAAAGTGTGAGTTAAGTTGGCAACCATACTGGGCTAAGAAGTTTCTAAGATTGTCATCAAGGGCATAGGCCTTTTGATGCGCGTTAATTTCCACACGCAGTTCTTGAGGACGGTACTTCTCAACCCATTCTTCAATGAGTGCTTGAATCTTAGCAGGTGTGGGCTCGGTCATATTGACGCAATCCAAAACGTAAATTTTTGAATCTGACTTATTGTAGGTAACTACAACTGCACCAGTGGCTCCTGCCATAGCAGGGTCAAGACCGATAATAGTGTAAGAGCCATCTATATGTTTAGGATGGCCAGGTACGCCAGGCTTTAGAGGTCCTCGCTTGCGCATTCCATTGACAGAACCTGCGACACAGGCTGGGGCAAAGATTGAGTCTGACTCGACATCTTCTTGCTGGTAGACCATAGCCCAGACAGATGGCGCAACTTCAGAGCGCCTCTTAAATAAAGAGGGTCCATCCCATTTCGGATAAAGTCCATCATCTAGCACCTCGTCAATATCGTTTTCCTGGATATTGGTCTTAGGCCAAAGTGTCTTCCAGTTCTTTGGGTCTTCATCAAACTCTAATACGGCTGGCATACCCATGTAGGTGAACGGAGTTTTACCACCAGTCCATTGCTGTCCATCTCGTATCATTTTGTATAAATCTATGGGTGCGACACGGGTTCCTACTATAAGCAGTTTTCCATGCCGCCCCAGGCGGGTGATTACTTCTTTCTGAAGCCATTCAATTTGCTTCTCCCACTCATGGGCATTAGAACCCATCACCACGTCATCTAGGATAATGAGGTCTGCACGAGCACCATAAATCTGCGAACCGAACCCGAGGGCTTGGACAGTTGGGTCTTTCTCGCCAGAATCGCGTCCCGTTCCTAGATAAATCATATCGGCTGACCATTGTGTAGCATCTGCCTTGTAGCCACCGTTTGGACCGTAAGCGGTCTGTAACTTCATGTAGGCTGGGTGACTTAGCCTGGTCTTAATAGCCCCAAGGAACTTGCGGGCCATGCCTTGAGTCTTGGATACAATAATGACTCGGGCATTAGGATTTGTTACAATTGTGTAAAGTGTATAGTTGGTAGTTATAGTTGTCGACTTAGCATGTTCAGGAGGAACATTGATAAGGACGCGCTTTGGGTCGCCTGGTTCATAAGTCATACCTGCAGGTTGCCATCTTGGCTCACGACCCTC